ATTCGCGTGGTGCACACTGTGAATGTTACGCGGGGCGTTATGACTAATAAGTTCTTCACCGTGCTGAGGGATGCTATGCGATGGTCGGGTATGAATAATACTGCTTGTGGTAATGCTATGATGACTGCCATCAATTTGGTGGTAGCCACTGGTCTGTCTTGGCGCGCTAAGTTTCTGGTGGAAGGGGATGATATTATCGTTTGGATGACACGACGTATCCTTCAATTGCTTTTGGCAAATTCAGTTTATCCGTTGACTTATGAATACTCGGATCGATGGAGTGATCTATCTTTCTGCGGTAATCATTATGATGCTGATGGACATAGAATAATGCCTGATAATGACTCTTTCTGTCGGAAGATTACCACTTATTTTACTCGACAACCTGTAAGTCGGCACAAAGCATACGAATTGCTCTATCTTAGACTTATGAGTGCCCAGCTTCAATATGGTGCTCAACCTCTTATGGATGTGTTGATCGACGAGGTCAACATTCAATATGCGGACGTGCGTCACCTAGGCGTTCGTAAGAAGACCATTCATCAATGGTATGCTGAAAACTGGTATTTATGCCAGAACAAACTGAAACATTTCAAATTACCGGCAGACACTACAAAGGTACCGAACTTCCATTCTATTTATGATAGAGTGGTCCAACTCTCGCTTGAGAAAGGTGAGGTGTTGAGGGGCAGACAATTGGCCGAGATTGCTAGTTATGCTGTGGAGTGTAGTATGCGCGGACCCGTGAGCAAGTGGAAGAAGTGGCTTGCGACTGGGGCTTTGAAACTGGTATTTGGTTTGTCACGTAAGAGGTCAGGTAGAAAGACTTTCGTAGATGCGCCTTCCTGGATTGAAGGCAAGCGTGTTAGCATCGTGGATTATGCGGCGAGTCGCTCTTGGTACCGCAAGCTGGCGCGATGGTGTGGTTTCAGTAGCGGCATGCATTCTTCTGATCGTAATGACCCTGCGGTTATTTATGATCAGGAGTTTGATGTGTTGCGGACTGACAAGTATTTGCGGAACTACAATCGCCAAGTTAAGGAGATTCGCAGTTTCGTGGATAAATCGCACGAGTTTCCGATGAGCGCAAGTCTGAGGCAGGCTTGGTCGGAGATTCAGCACTCGTAGTCCATTCACGGAAGCAGTTCTGATGGGTCAGCTAAAAACCCTACTCTCGGTGTGCCTTTGACATTGAGGGCGTTATATCTCATTGCGTGAAGATGAGGTTCGGGTGTTATCGAGTCCCTAGATACAACTCGGTCGCTGGTAAGTCAGCGAAATCAAGC